TTACGTAAAGCCGCGTCGGTGCAAGCAACGCCTGCCCCAGCGAGCCATCGCTGAACGGCGAGGCTGCGTCCCAGCCAAGGCCCGAAAGCTCCACCACCTTGCGCACGAAGGAATAGCCGTTCGAATGTACCCCGTTCGAGGCGAGCCCGATCAGCACATCGCCTTCCTGCACGCCAGCAGGAAGATCGCTGCCGCGCTCCATCGCGCCTACAGCAAAGCCTGCGAGATCGAAGTCGCCCTTGTGATACATGCCCGGCATCTCGGCGGTCTCACCCCCGATCAGCGCGCAGCCCGACTGGACACAGCCCTCGGCGATGCCTTCGATGATGCGGGTGGCCTGATCGACCTCCAACTTGCCGGTCGCGAAATAGTCGAGGAAGAACAGCGGCTCTGCCCCTTGGCAGACCAGATCGTTCACGCACATTGCGACCAGATCAATGCCGATCGTGTCCACATTGCCGGTGTCGATGGCGATGCGCAGCTTGGTTCCGACGCCGTCGGTCGCACCGACAAGGATCGGGTCGTTGTAGCCCGCAGCCTTCAGGTCGAAAAGCGCGCCGAACCCGCCAAGGCCGGACATCGTACCCGCACGGTTGGTCCGCTTGGCCGCAGGCTTGATCCGATCCACCAGCGCGTTGCCTGCATCGATATCCACGCCCGCATCGGCATAGGTCAGTCCCGTGGTCGGGCCGTTCTTCGGCGTGGTCATCTGGCGCTCTCCGGTATGTGGCGGAATTCGCGCCCGCATAGACGATATTGCCTGCACAGGCAACGCCCCGCGCTTGACCGCGCCCAACAACCCGCCTAAGCCTGTCGACGCCGGTCCGGGCCTGTAGCTCAATGGTTAGAGCAGGGCGCTCATAACGCCTTGGTTGGGGGTTCGAGTCCCTCCGGGCCTACCGGTCTATCCCATTGATATCCAAGAAAACCCTTGCTTTCCTGAAACTTGTGCCGTTTCTGGTGCCAATGCCAGTGCCAGAATGAGGGACAAGCAATGGCCGGGAAACTGCGATACTGGAAAGAAAAGGGCGGGCGGTTCTGGGCTAGAATCGCGGTTCCTGAGCGACTGCGCCCTTACCTTGACAATCCCCGGAGCGAATTGCTTGAACCACTTGGCGGTGATCGCCGGATCGCGCTGCGGCTCCACCCGGCGGCGGTGGCGAGACTACAGCACGAAATCGCACAGGCTGAGCAGAAAGCTAACGCAGGAAACCCCGCGCAACATCGGCCAGCTTCTCCGCGCTCAGTGATCACGACCGCAGACTTCGGGCGCGCGGTCTGGCAGCGCTACATGGCGACGTTGGAAGCTGACGATACCAAGCGAGGTCAGTATCCGACCGAGGCCGATATCGAGGCAGAACATCAGCGATTGATGAAACGGGCACAGGCGGGTGAGTTCAGCCTATCCGTTCCGTTAGCCCGGCTCGACGCATCGCTTGACTTGATGGTTCTGAGTGAAGCCCGCCATGTGGATCAGTTCTCCAGAGAGGCCCGTCTAGCAGCGCTACAGCAAGGGCTGGCTGCCGATCAGACCCACCTGATTGAGCATGAGATTGACGATTATCTTGCCCACCGCGGTCAGTCTGCTGACCACGGAACGGCAGAACGAAAGGTATTGGCAAGGCACATGATGCGGGCAGAGATCGAGGCGCTGCGTCGCACTATGGAGCGTGATGGAGGCGACTACTCCGGCCAGCCTACCGACCCGATTGTGAGGGTGCCGCCACCAGTGGAAGCACACGATCCGGTCAGTATTGATAAGCTATGGGACGACTATATCAAAGGCCGTATCCAAGCCGGTTTCAGCAAGGACGGCGGCAAACGGCAGGCACCTGTAATTAAGCATCTGCGCGCTTTTCTAAAGCACAACGACGCCCGGCGTATCACAAGAAAAGACCTGATTGCGTGGCGTGATCACTTGTTGAATGTGGACAAGCTGGCCGCGAAAACCGTCAGTGACATTTACCTTTCCACGGTGCGCTCGCTGTTCTCATGGGCGCAAGAAAACGAGCGCCTACCAGAGAACATTGCCGCAAAGCTTCGCCAGCCAAAGCCGCGCAAGGTGGATGGCCGAGAAAAGGGCTATACCGACGCTGAAGCTGTTGCCGCCCTGCGCGCATCGCGCGCCCATGTGCCGAAGCCCAATCAGTTCGGCTATGTCAAAGAAACCTCGCACATGACTGCCGCAAAGCAATGGGCGCCCCTGCTAGCCGCCTTCACCGGCGCGCGTATCTCCGAGATTACACAGCTTCGGAAAGAGGACGTGCGCAAGGAGGGTGACTGGTGGATTGCCCGGATCACGCCCGATGCGGGCAGCGTGAAGGCGGGTGGATACAGAGACGTTCCCCTGCACCGGCAGTTGATCGCACAGGGCTTTATTAAGTTCGTTGAAGCGGCACAGGCGGGACCGCTGTTTCACGGCTCAACCGACCCGAGCAAATACGCGACGGCTGCCGCCAGCGTCTCCGACGAGTTGGCGAAATGGCTGCGCAGCTTGAACCTTGTGCCCAATGGTGTGCGCCCGAACTACGGCTGGCGGCACAGGCTCAAGACGCAGGCGTTAGAGTTAGGTCTAATCATGCGCGTAATCGACGCCATGCAGGGTCACGCAGGCCGAACCTCTGGCGAGAACTACGGCGATGTAACGATCATCGCCAAGGCGCGTGTGATTGACGCCCTGCCCGACTACGACTTGCCGCTCCCCGCCTGACCGTCTGCCTGCAAACTAACCGTTGCATAAATGCAACATTGTGATATGTTATCACAGTGCATGTGACACCATGCGCAGCATGTGTTCCTAGTTTGCGAGTGTCTGCATGGCGTTTCTTGATCGCTTGACGGCGAAGTTCACCCGGAAGTCGGTCGGTCTTACCGATCCTGCCGCCTTCCCGATCTTCGGCATCACCCCTACCCTAACAGGGCAGACGGTAAGCGCCGCGAACGCCATGCGTGTTCCTGCCGTCGCATGTGCGGTTTCCCTTATCTCGGAAACCGTAGGCACCCTCCCCGTCAAGCTGTTCGGCAAGGCCGACAAGGCCCCGGTCAAGGATCACCCCGGCTTTGACCTTGTGCATGGTGAGGCGAACGAATGGACGAGCGCCGAAGAGCTGCGAACGCAACTGACCGCTGACGCCCTGCTGTCCGGCAACGGTTACGCGCTGGTGGTGCGCACCGGCACCGAAGCCCCCGCCGAGCTTCACCGCCTTGCGCCCGAGCTGGTGCAGGTGCGCTTTGAGGCAGACGGCGAACCCTTCTATCTGGTGAACCTGCCGAGCGGGCAGCGTCGCTTCGCTTACCCTGACATTCTCCACGTTTCCGCCTTCCGGGGCGTTTCCCCGATCACGCAGGGCCGCGAAGCTATCGGTCTTGCCATGGCCTTTGAGGCGCATATCGCCCGCATCTTCGCCAATGGCGCGCAGCCGGGCGGTATCATCACCACCCCGAAGCGTCTGGACGAAGAGGCGAAGCGCAACCTCAAGACAAGCTGGACCGACACCCATTCCGGCCCGAAGGCTGGTGGCGTGGCCTTGCTTGACGAGGGCATGGCCTATCAGCAAGTCACCATGACCCTGACGGATGCGCAATTCGCCGAAAACCGCCTTGAGCAAATCCGCGAGATTGCCCGCGTCTTCCGTGTGCCGCCGACGATGCTTTTCGAGCTGACGCGCGGCACATGGTCCAACACCGAGGAAATGGCGCGCCAGTTCCTGCAAGTGACCCTGAAGCCATGGCTGACGGCTTGGGCATGGGCCTATGCCCGGTGCCTGCTGACACCCAAGGAACGCCGGGCGCTTTACTTTGAATTTGTCACCGAAGACCTGCTGACGACAACCCATGCGGATCGGGCCGAAGCCTATTCCAAGTTCCGCAGCATGGGCGTGATGACCGCGAACGAGGTGCGGGCAGGCTTGAACCTGACGCCCCGGCATGACGGCGACGCCCTGCAAAACCCCTACACCACGACCGGCGCAGCCCCCGCGCCCGCCAAAGAGGAACCCCCTTCCGATGACTGACGTTTCGCTGACCGCGTTCTTCGGTGACGCGCCCTATGCCTTTGCGCTGACCGACGACACCCTGACCGAGCTTGAGCGCCTGACCGATACCGGCGTCGGCGCGCTCTACATGCAAGCTATCGGCGGGCAGTTCCGTATCAACATGCTGACGGATGTGATCCGGCTTGGCCTGATTGGTGGCGGCATGAAGCCAGAACGCGCCAAGACACTGACCGACACCTACGCCCGCAACCGCCCGCTGGCCGAGGTCTGGCCGCTGGCCCTGTCGATCCTTGAAGCGCGGTGGAATGGCGTCGAACCTGCCGAAGCACCTGCCAGTCAGGTGCTGCAATGACCGACCGGCTAGAGATCAAGGCCGCGCTTGCGGTCTCTGACGTGGGTGAGATCACCGGCACAGCATGGCCCTTCGGCTCTGCTGACCGCGTGGGCGATGTGATCGCCAAAGGTGCTTTCAGCGGGCCGAAGTCTTTGCCGATGCTGTTTGCCCACGATCAGGGCCAAGTCATCGGCGTTTGGGATGAAATCACCGAAACCGAAACCGGCCTGACCGTCAAAGGCCGTCTGCTGGTGGATGACGTGGAGCGCGCCCGCGAGGTCCGCGCCATGATCCGCGCCGGTGCTGTCTCCGGTCTTTCCATCGGTTTCGTCACCAAGCAGGCGCAGCGCCACGCCAAGGGCCGGACAATCACCGCCCTTGAGCTTCACGAAATCTCTGTCGTCGCGGTGCCTGCGCATCCCGGCGCCCAGATCACCACAATCAAAGCAAACCCTGACCCCCAAGATGAAAGTGCATGTGTCATGAGTTCCAATGTTGCCAACGACACCCCGGACGTTCCCGGCGTCGATCAAAAAGCCTTCGACGAGGTGAAGACCCGTCTCGACAAGCTGGAAGCGAAAAGCAATCGCCCCGGCGTCATCATCACTGGCCCCGAGGCCCCGAACGCCGAGCGCAAGGCGTTCGTTTCGTTCCTGCGCCGGGGCGTGGAGCGGATCGCTCCCGAGGAAGCCAAGGCCCTGACCGTGGCGAATGACGCCAGCGGCGGCTATCTGGCCCCTGAAGAGTTCGGCAAAGAGCTTCTGAAGAAGCTGGTCGAGATCAACCCGATCCGCGCCTTCGCCAATGTCGTGCAAATCAGCGCCCCCGAGGTGAAATATCCCCGCCGCCTGACCGGCACCGCGGCAACCTGGGTGGGCGAGATCGACGCCCGCACCGCCAGCGGCATGACCTTTGAGCAAGTCACGATCACCCCGCACGAGCTGGCGACCTTCACCGACGTTTCCAACAACCTGCTGGAAGACAACGCCTATGGGCTGGAAGGCGAGTTGCTGAATGACTTCGCCGAGAGCTTCGGCAAGACCGAAAGCCTTGCCTTTCTAACCGGCACCGGCATCGGCCAGCCGAAGGGCCTGATCACCGATACCGACATTGCCGAGATCAGCACGGGCAGCGGCAACACCAGTTCCTTTGAACAGCTTATCATCTCGCTGTTCCACGCCATTCCGACGACCTATGCGCATCGCGGCGCATGGATGATGAACCGCAACATGCTTGCCATGGTGCGGTCCTGCAAGACGACCGTGGGGCAACCGCTGGTGGTGGATCGTATCTCGGAAGCCTTCCCGCAAACCCTGTTCGGTCGCCCGGTTATCGAAATGCCGGACATGGACGACTGGGGCGCAGGCAATACGCCGATCATCTTTGGCGACCTGTCGGGCTATCGGATCGTTGACCGCGTGGGCCTTTCGACCCTGCGCGGCCCCTTCAGCCTCGCCACGGTCGGGCAGGTGCGCTTCCATGCCCGCAAGCGTGTCGGCGCTGACGTGACGCACCCCGACCGCTTTGTGAAACTGACGGTCGCGGCCTGATCGGCCATGCACCCGCTGGCCCGCGAGGATGAATTCGAGCTGTCGCACGGTGGCATTACCGTGCGGCTGCGCGCTTCCTTGCGGGCGGCGCTTCGGCTTGAACGCCTGCATGACGGCTTCCCCGGCCTTCTGCACAGGCTGGACGAATTCGACATTCGCACAATCCGCGCCGTGATCCGTATCGCCGCGACCGACCCGAAGGACGCAGACGCGCTTCTGGCCGCTGTCCGCACCCTGCCCCTTCGCCCCTTTCATCATGCCTGCGCTGGCCCCGTGCTGGCGATGTGCGCGTCATTCCTTGCCCCTGTTCCCCATGACACCGGCACCGCCCCGGCGCAGACGGGCAAAGCCGAAGCCCGCCCTTGGGCCGAGGTCTTTGCGGAAATGTATCAGATCGCGACCGGCTGGCTTGGCTGGACACCTACCGAGGCATGGCAGGCGACACCGGCAGAGATCGCACAAGCCTTTGAGGGCCATATCGGCAAGCTGAAGGCTATCCACGGTGCGACAGACGAAACCGACGCCCCGGTCAGCAAGGAACAGCAAGCGGCGAACCGTGCCGCCGGGCTTGATCCTGACTTTGACCGCACGGGCCTCCACGCCCTGAAAGCCGCGCACAATGCCTAGACCGCCCCATGTCTGTTCCTGTGGCAAGACGGTGCCCCATGGCGCGCGCTGTGCCTGTCAGATCGAAAGCACCCGCGCCCGTAACCGCCGCCATGATGCGACCCGCCCCAGCGCCCGCCAGCGTGGTTACACAACCGACTGGCAGCACGAGCGCAAAATATTCCTGCGCTGCCACACCGATTGCGCCCGGTGTGGTGCGCCCGCAACCGTTGTGGATCACATCATTCCGCATCGGGGCGACAAGGCGCTGTTCTGGGACCGGTTCAACTGGCAGCCGCTATGTGCAGGCTGTCATAGCGGGGCAAAGCAGCGCGAAGAGCGCCAGCTATGACAGCCCGGCAAGGTGAGCAAGCACTTTGGGCCGCTGTGCTGTTATCCACGGTGCAAGACGCGCTGGAAGGTGCCTCTGCCGTGAATATCCGACGCCCTTCCCCTGTCGCGCGGATTGCCGAAACCAAAGCCGCACGACGCTACCTGACGACCTATAGCGAAGACCTTGCGACGGTGTGCAGCCTTGCCGGTTTCGAGGTTGAATTTGTCATGCAACACATGCGCCGCTTGATCGCAGAAGCGCCACCTGCGGAAGTGCTGGTGTCCAACCGAAAGAAAACGGTCGCGCAGCCCGTGCTAATCGACGGTAAGTTCGTCAGCCGAATAGAACTGGCGGCAAGGATGGGCGTGAGCTACGCGACTATTTGTAACAGGCTGCGCCAATCCGCCCTTGAGCATGGTTGCGCTCACTGACCGGGTTACGCACCCTAAATTTAACTTCACCGCTTAATGGCACTACTTACCAAAGACCTTTTTTATTTGCTCTAACGTGACAAGTAAACGGTCAACGCTCTTGAAGTCACCATTCTCTAGAATTGCCTTATCGTGTTCGGGATCATCGGGGCCAAAAATACGCGCGCTAAGTGACTGCTTCAGTTCATGCCGCGTAGCTTCCGGCAAACTCTCTATGAATGGATCAAATGCCTGCACCTGCAAGAAGAATGATCGAGATTTTCTTTCGCTGATCCTATGAAGCGCAGCCTGTTTCGACGCATAGACCGCGAATGACAACAACAGTATCGTCAGTGAGATGGATTTTCCAATCTGAAGCCAAAAGATTCGCTCCGGCTCCGCAGTTGGTGGTCTGCCCCCTGAAAAGTGGTCCTCCGTGAGGTATGGCTTTTGAGCCATTTGGAGGATGCAGGAATGCCCCAGAAGAAGCACAAGCCTGAGGAGATCGTCGCCAAGCTGCGGCAGGTCGACGT